TGAAGGCATTGTACTGCTTCTCGGCCACATCGTCCACCATGATGTCTATCTTGGTGTCGTTTATGGCATTGAGATAGTCGAACGGACTCATAGCCATTCAGCTGAGGCCATCAGCTCGGTCATGCATGCCACCAGGTTGAGCTCGTGATCGGCTACGAATGCATCCTTGTACTGGTAGTCTGCCAGGATGAGGACGATCTGCGGTATAGACTGCGGCTTGGCATGGTCAGCCACGCCATCGTAGATCTTGCGGAAGATGACCGCAGGTTCGAGGTCCATGTTGTCCACAACCCAGCTCCGCATCGCCTTGAAGTTCTTCTCCTTCAAGCTCTTGATCAACGAAGTGAGGTTTACGTCGCTGATATTGACCAGCAGGCCCGAATCGATGGACCCGCTTGCAGCGTATCGCTGGCACTCATTGATGATTCGCCGCCAATCCGGAGCGAACTTCATGATCACCTCGACGAGGACCTTGTTGTCGTACGTGATGTTCTCGGCCTTCAGGATCTTAACCAGGCGGCGATGGAAAGCCGCACACATTTCCACCAGCTGAGACTTGCTGGTGTTAAATTCAATGACGCCACACCGTGAATGGAGCGGCGCGATGATCCGGTTCTTGAAGTTACACGTTAAGATGAACCGGCAATTAGAAGAGAATTCCTCGATGAATCCACGCAGAGCTGGCTGAGTGGATTGCGGATTGAGGTAATCCGCCTCATCGAGGATGACAACCTTCGGACCCTCTGAGCTCAGAGAGACCGAGGAGGCAAATTGCCTGATACGATTGCGAAGCACGTCGATTCCAGATTCCTCGGATCCATTGATCACGATGTGTTCTAGACCGAGTTCTTCGCATAGCGCCAGAGCGACAGTGGTCTTGCCGAGCCCGGCAGTCCCTGTCAGAAGCAGATTCTGGATGTCACCAGACTTGACGATACCCAGAAAGAGCTTCTTCAGCTCAGGCGGAAGGACACATTCTTCAATGGTCTTCGGCCGATACTTTTCGACCCACAAGAATTCGTTATCAGGCATGTGACGATCGTATTAAGATCCAGCCGACTTGTACACACCAGAAATGACGGAATAGACTTCCTTCACTTCAGAGGTCTCGTCCTCGAACTGAATGACGCTCTGCTTGTGGTAGATGTTGGCCACCTTACGCAGGGTCTTCTTCGGGATCTTGAACTTGTCTTCGGCTGCATCTAGGATCTGAGAGATCTGGTCCTTGTGGGACTGGATCTCTGAAATCTGCTCTACGACTTGATTGAGCGCTTCGCGGAGCGCCTTGATGTCTTCAGGACTATTCGGGATCTTGCTCATGATATAAAGAGAAAAAATGGCGCGCTGTTTTAGGACTGCGCGCCAGAAGTCCGACCACCGTACTGTCTATCCTCAGGCCTGCGGGGCAGCAGGAGCCTCGGGCTCCGTCTTTGCCTGATCCTTCGGCGTGTTCGCCTTCAGGAAGTCCGAAATGCGATTGCGGAGACCTCCGACGGCGGCGAGCTCAGCACCTTCGAATGCACCACGACGGGAGCAAACATCGATGAGCTGAACCACTGAAGCGAGATCGTTGAGAGCCAGACCAGCTTCCTGCGTGGCAGGAGGCGTGGCCGTGGGCGCAACATCGGTCTCGACGGTATTGGTGTTGGGCTGATTTTCCATGTTATTATGTAGGTTGTTCAGTTACTTGCTAAACGTAGACGTCTTGTCCATCGCGATCCAGTATTCGACTGGAACTGACGTATTTATGAACTTGCTGATGAGCCTGGAGCTAATCTCTACACGGTAATCACCTGCTAGAATCTTCAGGTTGTCGATCGGGAAGATGAACGAGAACACGTTCTTGCACACATTCTCGCCATCCAGCACGATAGAGTACTTGTTGGCTGAGGCGTTCTCCTTGTCGACTACCTGTGCAGAGATCTTGCCTTCTGCACCTGCGATCTCGACCTTTGAGTGGCCGAGGACAGATGCAGCGCGACGAATCTTGCCGAGAGTGTTTGCACTCAAGGTGAACTGCACGTCGGCGGTCGGCATTTGCACTTCCTTGGTAGGAAATGTGAGCACGTCCAGACGAGAGTACCGATACTCGATGGCAGAGGTGTCTTCATCCTTGAGAAGGACGCAGGACTCTGTAAACTCGAGCTCCGGAGATTCCAGCAGGGATACCGTAGAAAGAAACTGAGTCAGGTCAAAGATCCCGGCCTGACGCGGGATGTTCTCTGCAATCGTAGCCGATGCCATGATGTTCTTGGCCTCAGCAAGTGTCGCAATCCGGTTGCCAGGATTCAAGAGGATGTTCGGGTTGATAACCGAAAAGTTCTTCAGAATTTCTAGAGTGGTTTTGGACAGCTTCATATAGTATGCAGAGAAAAAAGATTAGGCCGGAGGGTTTCCTCCGGCCACCAGGTACTCCTGGCCTTAGGCGCGCTGGCTGGTGCTGGCGCGGCGCGTGGCATCATACCGATAACGGTAGACAGCACGACCGGTCTTAGCATCCTTGCGGCGGTTGGTCCAGATGACGTGACCCTCCTCACGGAGGGCAGCGATGACCGCGCTCGGGTTAGCGATGGAGCAGCGATCGGCGGCCTCACGGCTGGTGATCTCCTTGCCGTTGGCGAGGAGCTTGAGGAGGCGCGACTTCTGGGTGGTATTGGACTTAGTCATGTTATGGTTTTTCAGTGGTCCTACTTGATGTTTGAGAGACTGTTGACCCGGACCTCGATCAACAATCCCATTCTACCTTGTCGGGAGAGTTTGTAAATAGTAAACTGAGCTGACTGCTCAGCATTACGCTGCAGCAGGAGCCACGGGGGTGGCAGGCTCGGTAGCAGCCGGTTGCGGCTGGACGCTCGGGTCGATCTTGGTGTACAGATCGCAGAAGGCGGTCTTGGTGTCAGCATCGAACCGAGAGATGCACATCTGGACAGCCTTGAGGCGGTCACTGAAGATGGCGAAGGTCTGCGTGATGTGGCAGAGGCGGCGGGTCGAGACGAGCTCGTCGACGCCACCTTCAGCGAAGGTCTTGCGGATGACTTCGGACCACGTGGTCAGCTTCTCGGCGAAGTCGCTGTCGACCTTGCCGAACTTCTCCATGTGACGAGAGACGATCTTGGTCTCGATGGCACGAGTCGGGTACGGCTGCTCGATGGTGGACACGAACCGCTCGAGGAAAGCCTCGTCGATGATGGTGGCAGCCACGAAACGGCCATCCTCAGAGCCCTTGCCCTTCGTGTTTGCCGTAGCCAGAACGTTGAACCCCGGAGCCGGATGGATGAGCTCGCCGGTCTTCTTAATCAGGACCGGCTTGCCTTCCAGAACACCCTGCAAGCACATGATCTTGTTGGTCGACCGATCGATCTCGTCGATGAGCAGGATAGCGCCGCGTTCCATGGCCTTGATGACCGGACCCTTGGCGAACACCGTCTCACCGTTGAGCAGTCGGAAACCACCGATGAGATCATCCTCGTCGGTCTCCGGGGAAATTTGGACGCGGATGTACTCACGGCCGGCCTGAGCACAGACCTGCTCGACCATCATGGTCTTGCCGTTGCCGGAGAGACCTGCGATATAGATCGGATAGAACGTGCCGGACTTGACGACCCGCAGGACATCATCGAACGCACCCCACTTGACGTACGTGGGATCCGCGACCGGGACGTACGTGTCTTGGTTGATGGTGGAGCTGACCTGCGCAGCGAGCTTGATGGCCGTAACCGGCGCCGGCTTGGCAACCGGCTTGGAAACCGGTTCAGCACCGAGGTTGAGGATCTCGCTGAAGTTGTAGAGGCCGCGAGCGACCTTGAAGCGCTCGCCGATGAGCTCGGCAGCGCCCTTGAACCCGAAGCCGAGCTCCACTGCCACGTTGTCGATCTCCTTTCGACGGAATTCGACGACGTTCGGGAAGCGGGACTTGAGGGTATCGAGGATCTGGACTGACTGGGTGTTCATGATTAAGAAGGAATCAACTGTGGGACCATTCTACACTGTTTGGCGCAATCCGTACACAGATTTGATGCGCTCTATCTTGTTGATGGTCAAACCACTTAGGCGAGCGCCTCAGCAAACTTAGTGACGAAGACTCGATTGGACTTCTTGCTGCCGGTGTGCTTGAGGAATTCACGAGCGATCTTGCTGCGGGACATGGTGGCATCCACGTCGAGCTCGTCGTCGGTGTCGATATGCAGAGCCGAGCAATTCGGAACCACGAAGTACTTGCTATAGCCGTAGCCTCCCGGGATGGCAAGGACGTCAGACTTCTTGTACTCGTTGGCCATCGAGGTGTTCCACTTGCTCCAGGCAGCGCTGTGGGACATACCAGAGGCAGTGGTCAAGGCGGTGACAACGTGGCTGGAGAGCATTGAGCTGGAGCGAAGGGGAGCCACGAAGAAGCCGATGACTTCGGCCTTGGTGGTCTCGCGGAGGGAGCGAATCAGCTGCTCCGTCATCTCAGAATTCTCGCAGTTGATGACCTTGCCATTGATCTTGAAGCGAAGATTGTGTTGGCAATAGAGGTCGCGAACTGCGGCCTTGCAAGCCGCGCTGCGGTTGTTGATCGAGATATGAGATTCCACGGCGCGGAGATGGCCGCCGGCTCCGTCGGTGAGGAACATCGCGATCATACGGTCGGGGTTGTACTTGGCCTGCATCGAGGCAACGATCTTGTGCGCCACGATGAGGGCCTCGTTGAGAGGAGTACCGCAGAGCTGCTCGCCACGGGAAGCGGTACCGTGCCACGCACGGCAGAACAGAGCGTAGAGCGCATCATCGAAATCAGTGCGGCTGAGCTCAGAGCTGACCAGCTCGATGAGTTTCAGGTTGCCGATGAGGATCCGGTTGTAGTCGGTGTCCTCGTGGGTCATGAAGTAGCTGGTCTTCAGATCGTAGCCCGGGAAAGCACCGTTGTCGGTGGTGAAGGCATACACCTTGAAGGGAATGCCAAGACGACGGCAGAACATCGACATGTTGATGACTTGGTTGAGGACCGAAGCCAGCTGATTGCTCATCGAGCCGGAGTAGTCCACAAACATGACCATGGCGTGATTCTTGGCATCCGCGAGCTTGGTCACGCTCAGGAAGATGTCGTCAGACGTCTTGAACGCATGGAGGCGATCGACATTGAGCGAACCGGTCTTGGAGACCGTCGAGCGAGAGTACTGATACGCAGCCTTGCGGAGTTCGAACTCCTTGACGAGGTTGTTCACGACCTTCTTGGTGTGGTCCATGAAGCGCTTGTACTCCTCGCGAGCATGCGGAGCGCAGTTCTGGCTGGCGATGAAGGCCGTGTCGTTGAGGCGATGCTGGGCCAGAACCGAGTAGGGAATGACCGTCTCGTCCATCTCCTTGTCAGAGGGGATGAAGGCATCCAGCGTGAGCAGGGTGCCCTTGGTGGTGTCCAACAGGTCGTTGGCGCGGCTGTCAAAGTTACGCTGAGTCTCGGACTCGATCTTGGAAGTCGCGGACGCACCCGGGGAAGGCTTGCTGGTGGCCTCGGGGCCGTTGGCCTGCTCCGGCTTCTCGTTCGACTCCTTGCGAGGACCGGTCTCGTCGGAATCCTTGGACTCCGACTTCTGTTCGGGCTGCTTGTCGGTGCTGGCAGCATCGTCAGAGTCGGTCTCGGACGGATTCTCATCGGAATCATCCTCGGCTTCGCCATCGAGGCCACCGGTCTCGTCAGACTCATCGGCCGCCGCCGCCGTAGGATCCTGCTCGTCGGCCTGAGCGTTGGCCTGCTCCTCCTGAGAATCGGACTGCTCCTCTTGCGGCTCGGGCTGCTGCTCGAGATAATCCTGCAGCTTGCGGGTGACGTTCAAGACGTCTTCCCACGTCTGAGCCGCAGCGATCAGGTCGACGAACACCTGCTCCTCAGTGGAGAACTGGACGTCGAAGGCGTTGCCGAGCTTGAACTTGAGGTTCAGGCGGTCAGGCAAATTGAGAGTGGACGGCCGACGGTCCTTGACGCCGAAGAAGTCCTCGGAGTGCAGCTGAGCGTAGGCTCGACGGAAGCACGAGATGAGGCCGGGGTAGGTGTTCTGCACCATACGCTCGATCCGAGCGTCCTCGACGATATTCAGGAGGACCTTGTTGCAGGTGGCATCCGTCCAGCTGGCCGGGGTGTAGAGGGCGTGACCGACCTCATGACCGCAGAGGAGGTCGTAGATGTCCTTGCCCTTGTTCTTCCAGTTCGGAAGACCGAGGATCCGGTTCTTGACATCGAAGAAGGCCGTGCTGTAGTTGCCATGCTGGATCCGGATGTTCTCCTTCGCCAGTAGCTTGGCCAGCGTGCCTTGGCTGTTGTCGATGCTATTCATCATGGCACAATCCTACCCTACCGCCGGCAAAAGTAAAGCACATAGTGAATGTGCCGGATAAGTTGTTCACCATCAACAACTTAGGCCGCAACAAAGTTTGCCGGTCAGGCGGCTTTTTGGCGAATCTGCGAGAAATTCTTGGACTTTTCGAACTCGATCTTATTCCTAAGCTTGCCGTCCAAGGCATCCGTCTTGTGGCTGATGACAAATACGGAGGTCTTGCCATCCGACAGTGTCTGCAGAATCTTCAGCAGGTTCTCGACCCCGTCGTGGTCCATTGATGAATCGAAGGTCTCGTCCAGCACCAGAAGGTTCGTGGAGACCGAGTTCTTCATCTTTGCGATCTGCCGCCAGGTAAACAGAAGAGCCAGGTCAATTCGTTGCTTCTCGCCCTCTGAGAAAGAAGAGTACGAGAACTCATCACGGTGCCGTGAACGGATGGTTTCCTCAAACGACTCATCCAGGTTGAACGAGACGAAGAAATCCAGAATCTGCAGGTACTGGTTGACGAGCTTGTTCATCACAGGCAGGTACTGCTTGATGATCTTCGTCTTGATGCCGGTGTCCTTCAGCATCTCGGAGATAGCT